GCCATCATATTACTTAGGACATCCTTGAGGGCTTTGGTAGTTCTTAACTCCTCTTGAGCGTTATTTTGTTTGGCCATTTGTTACTTCCGATTACTTGTACTTTTGATTAAGCTCTTTTGCTCTATCAATTGCAGTTTGCATCTCGCTTGCTGCTTTATGTAAGTCGAGTAGTGACTGCTTTACTGCAGGGTCAGTCTTTGCTAATTTTTCAATTTGCTTAGCACCTGCCCTTGAGAACATAAATTTAAATATTTTGGTAAGCATTTGTTTCTCCTATATATGGGTTACTTTATATAAATATCAAAGGGGAACTATTTTCGTGTTCCCCTTGATGATTTATTAACTGCTTCTTGATTTACCTTGTTTTCAGCTTGTTTGAATTCTACTATTTTACCTGTATAAAACCTCCGTGCCCAAATAGGCATATTATATACAGTGTCCCAAGTGAATCCACCATTACCGTGATAAATCAAGTCAAAACACTCTTGGTGTATTCGTTGTCTATCAATCGGCTTGAGGCCAAAAAAACCCGACACCGATAGGAAGCGTCATTTCTTCTGCTCTACCGGTCTCCTCTGAAATAAATTCCCAACCTAAATCAATATCAGGCATTACTTCTGACATATGATTACGAAGTGCTCTTGAATCTACTGCAAATAGTTCATTATCTACAAAGTTCTCAATATCCTTAATCTCATATGAGTCATCAATGGATAGAATTGCAACCTTTAATCGTGTAGTGAGTTCCTTACTTGCTTCATCTCTTTTAAGTTTACGATTTGCCTTTATCTGCTCTTCAAGTTTGTGTTTTATTAGTCTCTCCTTTGATTCAGTTAAAGACATAAATGTAACCACCCTCTTAGATTGTGGTAGTTCAAATCTAAATTCATTTTTATGTAATTCAGTTTGTCCCAACCCATCATATTCTTTGTTTGTAAATTGAGTTAGGTCTATTACTTCCGTTTGAGTGACTTCTGAGAATGGGTCCTGTATCTCAACTGAATAATCTTTACCATAACCTAAAATACGTGCAGCGAGCATCACTGCGTTCTTGTCACCAATTACCAAATCGGTATATTTGATGGGAATACCTTCACCATTAGAAATTATAAGGGATTGAAATAGTCGGTCTAATACCGAACCATCTTTGATATAGGACTGAGTGGATAGTATATCTTCCTCTCGTGCAGTCATATACTTCATTTCTAATTTACCACTTGCAAGTGGGTTGTCTTCTGAATAAATCAAACCTCGTGATGGGAGGTCGATAATTTCAGTTGGAAACTTGTAATCACTTACTTGTTTTACCTCGTGTGCTTTTCTCAACTGTTCAACTGCCTCTGCATTAGACAATTGATAGTCGTCTTGTAATTCTGACATAACTTCCTTTGTTATTATATTGGTTAACCTTATATAAGTATGTAACTCAGGCATTTATAATACAAAAACCCCCACCAAGGGTGAGGGTTTCGTAAATATTAAGTTTATTGTAATTATTCTGGTGATTCTTCCCAACGGTATGAGTCACCATCATTGATTAATAACCACTCACCACCAATAGTATACCCATCAGGTAATTCTACATCAGTACGAACACACTCATATCCGTTTTCCCAAGTGTATGGGTAATTTGCGTCTATGTCAAACGAACAACTAACTGCAGATGTATTACCATCCTCTATTGTTAATGTTCCTTCAAATGTGATTGCTTCAACTAAATTCGACTCACGTCTTCTAACTATATTTTTCATATTATAAAAGTCTTAAATTATTAATATTGTAGGATAGCGTAATCGTATGTCAATGTCATTTCAACAGTTGCAAGGTCTTCACCAGAGTAATCCATGTCTGAGAAGTTAGCAGATTGAATAAATGCACCTTTTAGTGTCCACTCTTCTACCTTATCACCAACAGGACCCAAACTATTGAATGTGATATCTTTTTTGTAGAAATCAGAGTAACCATCACGACCAGTTACTGATTCGTGGTGTAATCTTACCCACTCCATAGTTGCTTGTGCAGCAGATGGAACTACTGGGTCATAAAGTGTTATTGAAAGGTCTGACCATTCAGAACGACCTTTTACATATCTACGTGTGTTGATATGGTCAATAGTCACCTTACCATTTGTAATCTCAGGTCTTGCAGCAGTTTTCACCAAGTATGCAGGAATTCCTTCAATATACATAATGAACCGATTTGACATCTTCGGTTCGAAGTTGGTGAACATAATTTCATTTGGGTCAAGCAATTGTGCCATTTATTTCTCCTATTGTCTTTCTAATAAATAGTATAGTTTACAAATTATGCTTCAGGGAAAGCAGCGCCAGTTGGAAGAATGTTGAAATCAAGTACGATGAATTCAGCAGTCTTCGTTGGTTGTAAGTAAATTTCCCCTACCATAATATTTCTATCAATCACATCTGGTGTGTTGTTAGTGTCGTCCATTACCACTTTAAAGGTATACAAGCCATTTCTTTGTTGGATTGATTCCAAGTAAGGATTAACGATTGACAAGAATCTATTTCTTGTTGCAGCGGTGTTGTTTTCAAATACCAAGTATCTTGTTGAAGATGCGATGTATTTCTTAACTGCGATTAACAATCTTCTTACATTGATTCTATCCAATGCGGATGGTTTAGCTTGTAGTGTTTTCTGACCGAATACCGTAGCACCTTGTCCAGGGAACGTAGCGATTGGGTTAATACGACCAGTGTATAATGTATCTCTCTCATCGTGAGTAAGACGTGTCTTAACTTCGATTACGTTTGGAAGACCACCACGATTCAAACCTGCGGGAGCGTACCATTCAGCACCGACTGCATCATTGAATGCGATAACGCCTGGTAGAACAACACTTGGCGGAACCCATACTGGCTTATTCTTATCGGTATCAAGGATTTTAACCCATGGGTGATAAGTAGCAACATAGTTTGAGTCAAATGAAGTAAGTGAGTTGTTTACAGTTGCAATAGAGTCAGAGTAACCACCTGCGTCCATTACATAGAAACAATCAAGTCTATCTTCACACATATCTTTAGCGAATGTACTTACTGAAGAGTGTAGTCTATTGATAACACCTGGTAGTGCAATCATATTGATATCAAACTCATCTGGGTTAGAGATTGCGTTGATAGCTTTTCTATATGCAACAGTACCAGCAGCGGTAGCTGATGATAAGTCAAATCCTTGTGAGTTTCCAGCAACAATAGCAGAACCATTGTTTACTACTCTATTTGGCTCGTACCCATCGAAACCACCTTGGAATGGTACTAAGAATTTCTTAGCATCTACATCTGAAGTTAATGTGATTGTAGAACCATTTGAGTGACACGTTGCCAAATCAAAGTCATCACCCACTTTTTCAGTACCTGAAGCAGGAAGTGGTGAAAGGAAGTTTAAATTATCACTTGTTACGAAATCAAATGAGTAACCTAAGAATGCTCTTTTGTTATATTCACTTGAAATCGATTGTGATACATTGTACGTTGGTGATGGTAGGTTGTAAGTCGAATGTAATGGTGACGTTACTTTACCAAATCCAAATGGTACGAGTGTTGAGTCAATTGACCCAGCTTCTACATCATCGGTAACCGATACTCTAATATGAGCAGATGCGTTAGGGTAATCACCATTTGAAGTTAACTTACCATTAGCGTCAACAGTAATATATTTGTCACCAATTACTCTCTTAATGTAGTTTGGTGAGTTAGGGTCAAGGTTTAGACCTTGGAACTCTTCTACGATATTTGGTCTTGTGTCAGAATCTTGTACACCTTGACCAAAGATTGAATTAGGAATCTTACCAGTATCAACTCTACGTACTACAACACTAAATGTACCATATTCAGAACCTGGAACCTCTGATGCTGGTTTGATGTTACTAATACCTACTTTAAATTCGTAGTTAGTTGAGTTACCATGAGATAATGTATGGAATTTAAATAAATCAGAAGCAGTACCTGCAACTTTTTGTGATTTAATAAATGGAGTACTTGCTTCTTGGTATGCGTTAGTATAATCAACATCTACTTGAGAAAGTGTCACAGTTGGAACTTCACCAGTAGCAAGTGATTGTGATTGGAATGTACCAAAGTTTAAGAATGTGTATGCATCTTTAGATGACTTAGGAGCGTACCCATATAACTTAGTAATATAGTTAGCGTCTGCTGAGTCAAGTGATGCTGAATTTACGTTTTCGTTACTACCACTTGAGATTGAACTACCACTTAATGTTAGTAAGAATGCAGAAGCACTTACACCAGTAAGTATAGTATCATCAAAATTACCAGTACCTAATGTAGTAGTTGGGTGTAATACAGCCCCTACTAATTGTCCTGCAGACGAAGATACTACCAATGCGATTGGTTTTGCAGTATATCCACTCTGTCCTAATACTCTTACGATAGTTGCAGTACCTGCTTCTTCTAAATAAGATTGGGCAGTATACGGAAGATATGAATCTTCGGTAAGACCACCGAACTTTTGTTGAAATTCTTGAAACGATTCTACTTTCGTTGGAACGAAAGCAGGTCCTTTGATTGATTGCCCGATAAGTGCAGCACCAATCTCACCAATACCTTGTGGTAAAAATGAAAGGTCTTTCTCTCTCGTAAAAACGCCAGGACTTACAATTCTTTCAGCCATTATTTTCTCCTAAATTCTAAAATTTGGTTTTCCTTATAATAAATACACCAAAAATTAGGGAAACGACTACTTATTTGGTAGGTGTGAATTGATTTGTTGATATATCGTAAGTTCCCTCACCATATTTATCTTTCAATTCACTACTCAACTCAGCTTCTTTTTGTCTTAAAGTAGAGTAATCATTGATTAAATTTTGCTTTTCAGTTTTTAATGACTGAAAGTCTTGTTCTAACCCATGAATTAGTAGTTCGATTTCACCAATTCGTGTATTGGTAGTCAATACTCGTTGTTGAAACTCTTGAATGTTATTTACTTCTTCTTGTGTAAATTGGATTATTGTTGTTTCTTCC